GGAGATACGGGGAAACAGAAAGTATAAACTGATTAAAGATATTGGCTATTACGGCCTGCTGTGCAGCAATTTTCTGTATATGTTGTTTATCGTAGAAAGAAAGTCCGGGCATAAATTATAAAGTTGCTCCAATAAATGAATTATTTTGTGCAGTCTCTTTTTCGTCTTGCTTCTTACGATTCAATTCTGTTTCCACATCGTCAGTGTATGGTGAATTCTTTATAATCGTTTCCTTGCTATTGAATTGAGAAGCAGTTTCGAGGTTCTTGAGTTCTTCAGCCAGGTCCTGTGGGAGAATACTGCCAAACTCCACCTCAATAAAATTATCATTTAGCTGTGACGCATACTTGGTATGTGTAATATTAGCCATTCCTGCTTGAACTATTGCCACGGTACGTTGAACAGCAGGGCCGAAGATTTCCATCTGCTCACTGGCTTTTATTTCTGCATCAATCAGCATAAATCGGCGAGATGTCCCGCTTAAGTTACCTAATCCCATTAGTTTATTCATTGATAAATCAGGGCTGGAAGCTCCGGAGTGTATGGCATCATCTAATTGGTTAAGTTCGAGTGTAACGGATTCACAAGACTGTTGCCATGCTAAGTAATCGGCATCACCATGATACGACGTACCGGTATCAGGGTCTATTTCTATTCCGAAGTTCAATTCCTTGCCAACTGTCTCTTTACTCGGTAGATTTGCAAGGCCATAGGTTTTTAAAATTGGTTCAGAGAAATAATCATTTGTATCTGACAGACGGGAAAGTCTCATCTCCTTTTTATCCATCAAATTAGCAACATCGTCCCAATCAGGACAATCGACCTCGGCATATACTACCGGAATCTTACCGAAAAGATTTTTTGTCTTTTTCACTAGCCAAACGCCATCCATAACACCGGAGTAGATAGTATCTTTCGTGTATATCTTCACGCATTCGCAAGTACGACCATTAACCTCTGCATTGTATTTATAGAGAAAGCCGTCCATATCGTCGTCTTCATCGAAATGCGGATAGAATTCACATTCGGTATTGCTATCTTTGGGAGTAGAGAGGATTTTAACCTTTAGCTGACTCTTACCATCATCCCGGGTAACCGGATAGAAAACAATAGCAGCTTTGGTTTCAGACAATACCTTGCGGGCAAACTCTTTTAATACTGATTGCATCTTGAGCTTACGCTTGTAGACCTTTTTAAACTCGCTGAAACCGTCGTTTGAATCTTCGGCTGTGATAGTCATTTCACCACCAAACAGAAAGGCAACAGAGGTGCGAACTATCTTTTTGGGTAGATTAGTCACTACTTGAGCGACTTCTACAGTTTTATCCTCTAGTCTCTTAGGTCTTTCTTCTCCTGTATCGGCATCAACCTCTTTTTCTGTTTCCGAATATACAGCAATCTTCTTCCGTTCACGATACCCGACAGATTCTTTACGTCGAGTCCTGTCGCCATCGTATTCTTCCATATACTCGCGAGGATTGCGGTTCTCGCGTGTATCAACGCATAAATCACCTACTATGCTACCAAAGTCATCTTTCTTTAGAATATCCTTAATATCTGGCATATACTTTTCTCTTAAAATATAATGCCAGACAAAATATACTCCAATAATTGGCAGAGGATGTTGACAATTTGTCAGCATCCTCTGCCAATATAAATCTAAGAACTCTTAAATGCCATGCCTAGCATCCTCTTCATCAGATTTTTCCAAAGCCCTCTTATACCCCCAGAAACTTTCTTGGTCCATACCATCCATATAATCCTGCTCCAGTTTTGATATAAAAGCATTTCTTGCCGCTTCTGACAATAAAGCTAAAGTTATATCAGCATAGACACATTTAATAAAGATTTTATCCCCATCTTGGGTCACTTCATAATAATTACCATTTTCTCCTTGACTAGCAGCATTTGCTAATTCATAAATTTCATTGTAATCATCCAAATTTACTCCGTGAAGAAATTCATCAAAATTTGTTGTCGACATAATATTATTTTTTAAATTAATATTATAATCAAAATACAAAAAGCGTACCATAAACAATTATCCACGTCCTACCTTGCGATTTGAAGTTTTTAATTTCAGACCGAGTGATTCGGCAAACTCAGCGAGTATTGTCATTCCGTCCGGTGCATCATCGTGAGCGTTATCACCCTCGCGCTTGTAACTGGTAAGAGCTTTCATGAAACGGCCATAATCCGAACCTTTGGTGTATTCCAATTCATCGAGGAAAGCACAGTACTTCTTTATCCAACCGGCCTTCATAATGATTCGTGTTGGTTTGTGTTGTGTAGTAGGACGGGCTTGTATGATGCAAGCTTTCTTTTCCGCCGTTACCAATTTACGGACATGGATAGCAAATATGCGTCCACCGTTGTTTGATTCAATACGCATCTGGTCGCATTCGGTATCAATTACCATTTGAGCCAGGCGCGGCTCTGTAACTTCTACAGGGGCCTTGGTAAATAGTACATCCGTAATAAAGTACTTCGGCCCGAATACCTTTGCGAATGGTGCGCAAAAATCATCATCTCCCTTGTCTGCCGTATCACAACCACCGATAACACCATCAGGTTTCTTTCCTGCGATATCAGCACTTTTAAAACGCATGAGAGCAGATTTAGGGAATAATAGGTC